CTACTGATAGCGCTAATAGAACCAGAGGTGAAATCATTATTAATATCAATATAGGCTGTCGGATTACCGCTAGCGCTACCAGAATATATGTCTAAATAAGACGTTCCACCACTATACTTAAGTAGTTCTATCACTCATTATCAATCCCTACGAATAAAATTCCTGCAACTCGCGTGGAGTGGCAGGTCTGAAGCCTTCCTCGTTATCAAAGATGTCCTGGGCAGTATCTAGATCGACCAATGCATACGGGTGGTCGCGGGTAAAAGTAACTCCACGCGTCTCGTATAGACCATTTTTGCGTTCCATTCTAACTAGCATGGTTTCCACGCCAGGCTTCACTGCACCCTTTGGGGCCGGAACTTCGGGCTCCAATTCTACTTTTTCTGCAAGCGAGATCGTGTTATACATTTCATAGGTAACACCATCTGTAGCTAGCGCACCGGCAATACCGGCCTTTGTTTTAATATTTTCAATGTCTACACCAAATTCTCGCGCAACATCACGCAATTCATTGATATTCATTTCTTCAAAAGACATTTAATCCTCCTTGTGATATAACACAATTATATCATAACTCTTCTTTAAAACATAGAGGGGCGGGATCTCTCCCGCCCCTCTATTATATTAAATTGTAGATCAGGATGTAACCTTGACGTCCTTGACATAAACAAGGGCCTCTGGGTTTTCAATCTGAACACCGGTACGAACGAATACGGTGTACTCGATCGCGTCCTTCTTCGGAGAGAAGTTACGGTGAACCTGAACATCACGCTTGATACCCCAAACACGGTTCTGGGGGAACGTAAGCTCAATGTAACCCTGGTTAGCAGAAGCACCCAAGGTCTCGTTGAACAAAGGCACCTCCTTCAGGGGGATACCATATGCGAACGGAACGGTTGCTCCAGCGGAACCACTAGCAGCAGTCACATCACCACGGATAACTCCCGATGCGATGTCCGGCGGGTTACCGCGGCCATCGTAAACGTTCGTCAAACCATTGATGTAATCCTGTTGCAGGTTAACGCCAGTGTAGAAGCGCAACTCATTACGACGTTGCATGTACTTACGAGGCATGGCCTTAATGGCCTTGCTCAGAAGCGTCTTTCCGGCACCACCGACATCGGTACTTAGCGTGAGGTTTGCACCATCAACCACGTTACCACCAGCCAAAGAAAGCTTCTTAAAACCATCGAAGGCCTTAAGCAGCGGATCAGCAGAAGCAGTGTCACCGTTGATTGCAAGATCCTCAACATCGTTACCGAATTGAGTTGCCATCAAACGTGCAATGTGGTCCTCCAAAGCTGCACCCTCGATGTTGTCTTCGAGAGCCTCGCTGGAAAGTTCCCAGTCGAGACGCAACTTCTTCGTGGTCAGAGAGATCTTGGTGAACGTAGCCTCGGTGTTGATACCATCATCAACGGCTTCGGTCGCCAAACGCGTGATACGCTGTCCAACGCTGACCTTGTCGATGTCAACGGTGTTCGAACGCATACGGATAATTCTGCCCTCACTTGCAAGTGTAGTAGCATCCCACATGTAGTCGATGAAGCGGTTAGACTGCTCAGCATTGAGAAGACCACCACCTCCGGCACCAACTTCAGTGGTATTAATTACCTTTTCCAAAAGTTCGTTACTCATATATTTTTTTCACCTACCTTTTTTTTATGGATTATAGGTCGCTGACTGAGAGGAAGGAGCCGCGCCATACGTTATTTTCCGACTTTTCAATCGGTGCCTCTGACCCGCCAAGGTCTTCGGACTTCTTTACAGCCACTGCGTTGTCAATTGCGGTTACGCCCTTGCCAAGTTCCTCAACTTTGGCGCTGACATCTTCAATAGTGACTTCAAAACTCTTTTTAATTTGTGAAACATCAGCTTCGATTACATCAGCCTTAGAGGCGATGGCCTCAACGGTCTGCGTAACCTTGGCAATTTCATCAGCTGACGCTTGAATTGCCTTAGCAACTTCAGCTTCGATAAAAGCCTTAAGGTCGCCAATCTGCTTGGTGAAGTCGATTTCCTCGACGTCAACTTCAGACACTTCCTCAGCCTTTTCAATCACAGCTTCTTCGGGAGTGGATTCTGCGACAACTTCGTCTGCCTTTTCCACAACCTCTTCGGATGCAACTTCTGCATCTTCAATAATTTCGTTTTCTGCCATTTCGATACCTCCTTTACTGATATCTTCATTTGACTGATCCATTCCAAGGAATTTATTTATAACCTTCGCAAGTGAATCAGACTTGTTTACTTCGGATTGCTCTATCCAGCCAATGTTTTCCATTGACTTTCCACAAGTGCAAGACGCGGATTCATCCTCGCAGGCCTTAGCAATTTGGTCATCTGAGCACCAGAAGACATTTGATGTTTTAACGGTGGTGGCCATACCAGTAATACTCATCTCACCGCTGTCAAGCTTGGTAATGGCAAAAACGTTTGCAAGTTGGTTTGCTGGACTGTCTACCAGGCTCAACTCAACCAAGCTGTATCCTTTAATAATTCTAATGCTCTTTTCGAGCTCTGGGTCATAAAAATTCTCTGAGTCATCAATAGCTCCACCGATTGAGAATCCACTCAACGTACCGTCGAGGACTTTCTCCCAGGTAGCCTGGGCACCGGTAGAAACATAGGCAGTGACATAAACACCGCTATACATTTTAGCGGTCTCGGGGTCATAAAACTCTTCTTGTGTAAAAGAAAGAACTTTGCCAACAGCAATACTTTGGTGCATCTCTCTAAGATTACCGCGAAACTTCTCAAAGGCTTGGGTTGATGCGCTAGACAAAACAAGGTCACCTTGACGGTCTACATTGTCAAGGGTTGCAAACCCTGACACCGTTCTAGCGGAGGCATCTACCTTGGAAAAGGGGACGCTAATATCAATGCGTGAACCAGTCGTAGAAAAGTTGGCTTTGCTGATTTCCATAGTATGACAATAGTATTGCTTTATTAACCTAAAAGCAAATTATTGAGTAGTCCTGCCTTGACCTTTAGGGCTTCTTGGTTCACTCTTACCATCGGTTGCCTGAGATGATCTTTCCTGATCTCTAGTTCTAGAGTTCATGGCCTGGGCAGTTTGTTCAGCTGACTCCTGAGATTTAAGATCTACAGTTTCGTCCCCACCGTCCATTGGAGGCAGACCAAGCTTTTCACGAGATTCGTTAGGAACCTTGATCTTCATACGAACTAGGCGCTCCTCAATTTGAGATTGCTTATCTTCATCGGTAAGGCTCATCTCGTTAAGTTGCATCGTAAACATATCCGTAAACTCGGCAACAATTCTGTTGAGTCTCTTTTCCAACTTGTCCTGTTCTGGTCTAGTGACCTGCTCCTTGAATCCCTTGTCTGCATCAGCAGCACCACCAAGGGACAGTCCGTCTGAGTGTCCAACCTTAGAAAGTGGGACTCTGTGTGCCATCAAAATGTCATTTCTATTTGTTTGGCGGTACTGGTCAAAGGATCCGTCCTGGATCCCACCCTCTACCGGCGTCATCTTGAAATCAACCTTGGAGTCAGGGGTGTCTGCCGGAAGTGGAATATAAAGGCTTCTGTGGTGCTTGCCCTTCAACTTAGACATAAAGAATTCGTGGATCTTTTTCTCAGCATTCTGAGATAATGAAGCTCCCTTTATCACAATAACATATCTTGGAGCGGCTTTGTGCTCAAAGTAATCAAGGTTAAATTGTTGAGCGAAGTCATCTCCTGCTAGTGCCTTCATTGCGGGAACAATATCCGAAACACCATAATAGGTATTTCTAGGACTGTACTTCTTTATATGAATAAGTTCGTTTGGAGCTGAATCCGTTCCAATTGGGTCCTTAGTAGTGGTGTCACCAAAGTTTCTAAAGAACACTGACTTTGCCCCAACAATTTGAACATATCCATCTCTTAGTCTACGAACTCTAACCGTTCTAGAGGCAACGTGACCGATGTATCCAATAGTTCCGGTTGCAGTACGACCAATTTCAATGTAGCCATTTCCGGTAGCCTCATAATCAATCCAAGCCTTCTGTAGAACCTCTAGAAAAGTATCTTCATAGTTCATTTGGTCTAGCATGGACATAAACTTAGTCTTTGACCGAGCAACTTTAGCCCTCATGTTATGCTTACGTTGTTCCGACTCGGCAGAGTTAATTTTGTCCGTAACCTCTGGTGTAGTTATAAGGCTAAAACCAAGTCCAACAATATTTGAAACCTTTGCGTTACAGGCTGCATAATGGGCTGCGTTGAGCTCGTAAACCTGTGCAAGATAGTCTAGGTTATATGGTGGAAGAACTACTCCAAATGCGTCGTATGCTGAGTAGTATGAAATCTCCGTGGCTTTAGTCTTAGCATCACCCATTCCGGTGTATGCCTTAGAAATCTCCCGGCCGATCTTTCTTTTAAGGTTAGAGTTAACTCCACCTAGGTCTCTAAGTGATTCACCTTTTACCGCAAACAGGTCGGTGTTGTCTGCGCCAAAACTATCGTATCCACCCAAACTTACCTCAAGTGCCCGATCATCGTCAAATGCCTCAATTGCTGCCATGTAGTTTTTGTCCCCTTAGTTCATCTAGAATAGCGCCAACATCATACTCATCGGCTAGTTCACCATTAAGTTGTCGCTCCCACTGATGGTCGAATTCTTCTTGTGTAATTTTACGGTTACCGGCCATAAATACGGGGGAACCATTTGGTTGTCCCCAGTATGCCGCAGCTCTTTGGAGCTTGGCCATCTTTCCGATATCACCCTTGACAGAAGCTATACTAAGTATGTCCTGATTATCATTCGCAAAGTACTG